GGAGCTTCCACAGCCGTATGAAGACTGCAAAAATCAAACGGGTTCAACCTTCGACCGCTGCCCATTCTCAGGAGTCTGCCTTGGCTTCTCCGCTTCCGAAGAAGTCGCTCAGAGAGTTCAGCTTGCCGCCCGGAATAGCAACGGTTGACGACCTTCGTGGCGAAATTGATGGCTACTTAGAAGTTCTACTCGGGCGAGTTGACCCGCCGATCTCCAACGGTCCGCTCACATTGATGGAGTATGCCAACGCCGTTTACTCCCGAGGAGTTGAGATCACCATGCTGATCCAGCGAGGCGAAGCAAACGGGCACGTTGCGAAGCACAGCGAGCACTACAAGTTCCGAACGGGTGAACTTCGCAACTTTGTTGAACTTGCCCGAGCAGCGATCGACCTTGGCTCTCGGCGGCTTACTGCGGCGAAGATGTCGCATGACCTCCAATACGGATGAGTTCGTTTCGCTCGGCATCGACCCCGCCGCATCAAGAGCTTCATTCGTTGCCTTGTGCGGCGAAGATTATGCGATCTTTGATTACCCCAAGCTCGGCAAGTCAGGAGCGGTCGCTTGCGCTGCTGGCTACGAAGCGGCGAGCGAAGTTGTCGAGTCCATTGTGAGCCGGTGGATTGGAGCCGACTTCGCCGCTCATATTGAGAGTCCTATTGTCGGTCGAGGTGGTGTTAGGGCAACTATGGTTCAGTGCTGGACAGCCGGTGCAATTTTGGCTGCCCTTCATCAGCACAAGATCGAAGTTGGCTTGGCAAATGTCTCATCGTGGAAAAAATCTGTCGTCGGGCATGGGCGTGCCACCAAAGAAGAGGTCGCCAGCTTCGTGGAACTTCGATGGCCTGCTCTCCACGCAGAAGCAGCAGGAAGCCAAGATGTCTTTGATGCCACATGCATCGCACATTTTGGGCGAATCGCTTCCAAGCGAATGGGTTGAGTACGCTGCTTGCAAGGGCGAAACCGCAATGTTCTTCAGGCACGCTTGCACTCGCAAGTGTGATTACGAACCGGGATGCCGACGCTTGAAGTCCGTCAAGGCTTGCTTGGAAGTTTGCGAGGGGTGCCCGGTTCTTGAGAACTGCCGGAAGTGGGCGGTTGCCGAATTGCCGATGGGAGTTGCGGGCGGCATGACCGAGCACGAGCGTTGGGCGCTCGGTCGAGTGCTTGGAATCTATCCAGATCGAGAACCGCTCTGGCTCTGGTGACCGAGCAAGGTTAGCCTCGGCCGAAACGTCCGATTGAAGGATTGGCTGTGCCTCCCCAAAACTCCAATAACAGTCTATTCACCGAAACAGGCTTGACCGGCCTCCGCCGCTCAAGCGGATACATCCAAGAAGAGTTCCTCCCGCAACTCAAGGGCTACCGTCAAATCTCGATCTTTCGAGAGATGAGGGACAACGACCCAGTTATCGGTGCGATTCTTTATGCCATCGACAAGCTGGTTCGCCAAGTCAAGTGGCGAGTTCAGCCCGCCACGAAAAACAAAGCGGACAAAGAAGCAGCAGCCTTTGTTGAGTCCTGCCTCATGGACATGAGCGCTTCGTGGCCCGACGTGGTTTCCGAAGTCATGTCGATGCTGGTGTACGGATGGTCTTACCACGAAGTCGTTTACAAGAAGAGAGACGGAGACAGCCGCAACCCAAAGAAAAGGTCGAAGTACGACGACGGAAAGATTGGCTGGCGAAAAATTTCAATCCGAGCGCAAGACACTCGGGAAAAGTGGGAGTTCGATGAGCAAGGCGGTATCCGAGGTCTTATTCAGTCCGCTCCACCGAAGTACGACTTGACGTTCATCCCGATCGAAAAAGCGTTGTTGTTCCGCACGAGTTCGGAGAAGAACAACCCTGAGGGTCGTTCCGTATTGCGGAACGCCTACCGGCCGTGGTATTTCAAGCGGCGAGTCGAAGAGATCGAAGCCATCGGAATTGAGCGTGACCTCGCTGGTTTTCCCGTCATGTACGTCGATCCAGACATTATGCGGGAAGACGCCACCGGGGCGAAGCAACAAATTTTCCGTGACTATCAAGAGATGGTCGTCAACATTCGACGAGATCAGCAAGAAGGTTTGATCCTGCCGTCGATGTACGACGAGCAAGGCCATCAGATTTACAAGCTTGAGTTGCTTTCTTCGGGCGGCTCTCGTTCTTTCGACATCAACACGACTCTGCAACGGTACGACCAGCGCATCGCCACAACTGTGCTGGCTGACTTCATCCTGCTCGGCCAGCAAGCGTATGGCTCGTATGCTTTGAGTTCCGACAAGACAAATCTTTTCTCTGTGTCGATCGGAACGTATCTCCAGATCATCGAGAACGTGATGAACGAGCACGCCATCCCTCGGCTGTTCAAGGTCAACGGGATCAAGACGAAGGCGTTGCCGGAACTCAAGTACGGAGAGATTGAGACTCCTCCGCTTACGGAGATCGGCACGTTTATCCAGCAACTCGCTGGTGCGGGCGCTCCACTGTTCCCCGATGATGACCTTGAGAACCATCTTCGTGGCATGGCTCACCTCCCCGAACGTCGTGAGTCAGCGAAGGGCGATGTGGCAGCGGCTGGCAAAAAGAGTGTCCCTGCCGCTCAGCTGAACGAGAAGCAGCCGCCGCCTCAGGCGAAAGCAGTCCAAGCTCCTAAGCCCGACAAGGAGTAGCCATGCCGCCATACGAGGACTTCTCTTCTGAAGACCTTGCCGAAGAAATCTGGGCCATGACGGAGCGTGAAGAGCCGAGCATGGTCAAGGCGTTCTTGGCGGCGATGGCGTCTTTGCTCGGCGTGAGCACGGTTTACCGTCTCACCCAGCGAGTTGACGACGGCGAAATCATGGGCATGTCCGAGGTTGTCAACGACGCTCTTGCACAAGTCGAAGTCGATAGTGGAGCTTTTGCTCCTGTTCAGCAGTCGGTAATGCAGCAGGCAGGTCAGTTGACGGCTGATGCTATTGGTCCTGCTTACAACGGTGTTTCTCCTCGTGCCCTTACGGCCGCCAGCAACATCACGAGCTACCTCGTTCGTTACGTCAGCGAGTCGATCCAAGAAAACCTTCGCCAGATCATCAGAGATCAAATCGAGGGCGTCATTACCCGTGATGAAGCTCGCCGTCGCATCAGGCAACAAGTTGGCCTTCTACCTCAGCACGCTTTGGCGGTTCAGAATCTTGAGTCGAACTTGTTGGCCTCGGGGATGTCAATCGCTCAGGCGCAAGCTCAGGCGGCTGCGTATGCTGAGCGATTGCTTCGGTATCGAGCCGAGATGATCTCTCGGACAGAAGTTGCTCGGGCTGCTTCGGTCGGTCAGCAGGAGTATTGGGAGCAGTTGGCCGACGATGGCTTCTTGCCGCCGAACACATTGCGGAAGTGGATCGTCACTCCTGACGAAAAGCTTTGCGAAATCTGCGGGCCGATGGACGACTTGCTCATTCCTCTTGATGGCTTTTGGAACTTGAACAACGGCGATCAGGTGTACTACCCCACGGATTCTCACCCGAACTGCCGTTGTTCGATGGGGCTAGTTTTCCCCGACCAGTTTGGCAAAGCTGACCCGCTCGGCTTGCAGCGGTGGTTGGCGATGCGCCCCACTGTTGTGAAGCACGCCAATCACGACCAGAAGAGTCATGGCAATTGGGCGAAGGATCGCCCCAGTTCATCTCAGCTCAGCGCTGAAGAGTTGGCCGAAGAGATAGAGCAGTGGAAGCAAAACTATTGGTCGCTTCTCCAACAAGCCGTGAGGTACACCACGGCAAAAGGCACCGTTTCGTCAGGGTCGTATCTGCAAGGTGCAGAACTGGTTGGAAAAATTACTGGTGCCAAGCCTGACGCAGTGGCGCTCGCTGCTGCGAGCGACACCCCTGCTACCGATGCAAAGATGGGGTTCTTCAGGGAAGAGGACTTCGGCCGCATTGCAGAAGAAATTATGAAGATCGGCCTGCTCAGGGACGAGTTGGAAGCGGCGTACTCTTTCAAGCCCAGTGACGGCTCTGACAGAACGACGGTAATGGCCGCCGCTGAGATTGAATGGTACAGAGACGCCGTTCAAGTGCAGATTCCCGGACTGGAGAAGATCGGAGAGTTGCTGAGTTCCTACCTCGAAGGCTCCCGGCTTCTGGCTGACAATGTTGACCTCGACTTGCTCACTACACCTCCGCCCGACGGCAAGATGACTTCGTGGGCAGATTCAGTCGCTAGCAACTCTGATGGCGGGGTGGGGTTCGTGGAAGCGGTCAGGCGGCTGGCGAAATTCACCAATACTGGGGCTGGAGGATACGCCCAGTTGATGACAGCATCAGGCGAGTTGCTGAGCGCACACATCCGCAAGGCAATGAGCCAGCAAAACTTGTTTACGGCCAGTGAAGCCAAGCTGGATGAGTCAGTGGGCACCTACAACCTTGCTCGTGGGCCTGAGGCTTACCAGCTAGAGCAGCCACTCCCGTATTACGAGTTCAGTGACCCCCTCTTTGAGATGCTGCCTCCGAGCACTTACAGGGCAATCAGCAACATCTTGGACGTTGCGCTGGCTGATCCGGGTACTGCCCCTATTGATACCAGCGGCATGGGGATAACTACTCTTTACAACCGGATGGTTGCCGGAGCCGTCAAGCACTCGGTGAACGGCCGTCTTGCTGAACGCATCTATGAGCAGACGAACGGTGGCTTCCTCTACCCCAGCGCACCCGGCCCTTCGCCAATGAAGGTCATTTACGATGTCGTAAACGATCAAACGAGAGCTTGGGCAACCTCGGCAGCTTCTAAGGATTCGGCCCTGCTTCAGCAGGTCGTGGCCGACATGGTTGGCCGCCCCGAATCATTCGACAGCTTTGCCGAGCGGCAAAACCATGTTCGCATGGACGAAAACCGGTTCACTGCGATCACTAGAGTATACGCTCAGGCGGTTTACGCCGAGACGCAGGCACTGCTGGGCATCAAGCCTGAGAATCGAACTGTCAGGGCAGCTAGGGGCACCACGCTGTCCCCAGACACTGAGTTCGAGTTGCCAGCAAAGGTGGTGGAGGCAGCAATTCTTGAAGGGAGCGGGACGCAAAGTACGAGGCTGAGGGATTCGTCGTGGGAAGTTTCGACCGACACGATCGGTAGGCAACCGCTGTCGTCTTGGGCCACGGACACACAGGTGGCCCATACCTTTGCCAATCTCAACCCGGTCAGCAGTGGCCAAGTGCCAAGCTACGGTGCGTTCCATCTTGTGCAGCGAGCATCAGTTCCTGCCTCACAAATCTTCTCCACCGCCCTGACTGGGCCGGGATGCTTGGCGGAGCAGGAAGTCATTGTTCTTGAAGGCACGAGGGGCAAGACGAGCCTCTCAGTTGTATTCGAG